ATGCCGAACTCTGACCTGCCCCCTTCCCTGCTGTCCAAAATCAACGAAAACCAACTCGCCCTTGAAGCAGCCATCATGGAGCTTACGAACTGGGTTGAGCAGAAAAGCGGCACCGAAGCAACCGACAACGTTCGCGGCGCGTTGGACGCCATCGATCGGAACGAAGAGTTCATTAAGCTGACCCAAGCTGCCTGATGGCGACTGACTGATCACCTTGCTCACATCCACGGCGCGCTCGTCAGGAGAGCAATAAGTACTGGCTAGGCAACGACCAGCAGGTCCGTAAATACAAACCATTTTGGACCCAACCACACTCTCTTCCTCATACTAACCAGCACTATCACTCACAACGGAAAGTGAGGCGTGCCACCCCATTCAGCCATAGGTGTGAATCTGTTTCATCCTTAACCACTTTCATTGCCTTGTTTTCTGAGCGGCATTTGTTGACCGCATCTTCAGTTGCAAGTGCCTTGGCGCCGCCAATACGACCACGCATCAACGAAGTTTCAACGGCTGCTTGCCAAGACCCATCATCATTTCTCTTAACATCTGAATGATAGGCAAGCCCAAATCCAACATCCGTCCTGTCATGATCTATAGCGCACCCACTCAGCACCGTTACAATCGAAAACATTAATATCGCAACATTCTTCATCTTTAAGCCTCTGATTGATAAATTTTACTCGCAGGAATTTTTACTCTAGACGCAGTTAAAATCAAGTTAACAACCTTTAGAGCCCTTCCCCCTGCGGCTCTCCCGCCCACGCGAAAAACGCGGATAATAAGAACCGGGCTCATCATAAAGCGACTCTCTGCCACGAATCCAGTCCAGATAGTCGGGCTCAGTTCAGAGAGCTCGTCCTATTGTCGGTCAGCGCGCAATGGCCCTGACATACGCCTGGCACGCCCGCAGCGCGATCAATCCTTGGTCGCCGGCATCGGTGATGGCGATAATTCGTTGAGCATGCGCTGGGTCAAGTTGGGCTCTCTGGGCTCCATGAACCACGCCGACGGCGCCGGGGGCGGTAGGCACGTTGCAGCCACTGGCTGAATCCGTGGCGTCGAGAAGGACTGACAGCCGCAAATCAGTAGTAGCAAGGCGGTCAAGCAGGCGGGCCTGGTTGCGTTGAGCATCGGAAAGTTCTCGGGTGTGTTGTTGATCGGAGGTGGCCAGCGTCTTCTCCAGGCCCAGGCGCCTGTCCTGCTCGTCGCGCACTTGCTTGATGGCCACCGCGCTGATCCTGTCCAGCTCGTCCTGGTGCAGGCCGGCCTGCTCGGCCAGCGTCTTGCCAGTGCGCCACTCCTGAACCTGCCAGGTGACGCCGGCGGCGCTGGCCATCAGCGCCAGGATCAGTACCACCAGCCCGGCCAGCTTCTGTACGGGCGTCATCACGGCACGTCCTTGAAAAAGATGTGGTGCCCCAGGCGCAGCGTTTGCTTGGCTTTCGCCGCCCAGGCCGGGGCTTTGGGCATCGTGGTTGCGTAGTAGTGCGTGGCCCCGCCGGTTGGGTCAGGTACCGCGCCGGCCATCACCTGGTCAGCAGCACGCTGTGCCTGTGCGAACTGCGCGGCCGGGATCGGCTTCGCACCGCTGAGGTAGGCGTAATTCGGGTCGTTCTGGTTCCAGCAGCTGAACTGCCACGGCTTCAGGCACACGCCGGCGTAGCCCTCCCCCCACCAGGACTTGGCCTTGCCGTCGAACACGCGGTTGCGGATAGTCCAGGCCACGGCGATCTGGCCGGCCAGCCCCTCGCCACGGGCCTCACCCCAGAGCGTGCGCGCCAGGATGTCCCGGTCTTTTTCGGAAGTGGTCATGCTTTTCTCCAGGCAAAAATAAACCCGCTCGATGGCGGGTGTGGTCGACGACAGCGCGGCCCTAAGGCGCGGCAGGCCAATCAATGGCGAGTGGGTACCCGTCCTGCTCGGGCACGCGGTTCAGGGCCACGCGGTATTTCTTCCAGGCCTTGAGGGTAGCCAACTCTGCCTCGGTGCCTTCGTCGATATCGACGGCGTCCTGAAGTGGCGCGATTGCGTAATCCGCCTCGGCTCGCAGGTGCGCGATCTGGGTTTGTGCAGCCACCACAGGATCAAGCGCCGGCGGCGGTAGCTCTTCCTGTCGGGGAAGATCCGGCACCAGGATGTGCAGCGTGATCATGACCTTCAAATCGTACGGCTCGCCCTCTTTGGTCACGGTAACCGTGAGTAGGCCGTCCTCAAACGAGATGGTCGCCTCGGCGGGATTGTCCGAGGGGTGAAGCCCGTAGCCCCAGCCCTGATCGAGCGGCGGAAATGGGACCATGCCCTGCGTACCAGTGACGCAGTAGACGCCCACGCCCTTGCGATAACAGGCCACCTCGGTCCCGCCCAGCGAGACGAAATCGAACTTTTCACCCGTGCCGGTGATGTTAATTGCTGCTCTTGCCATGATCAGATCGCCCTCAGTGTGTTGTCGGCCATACGAGTGGTGTTGCCCGTGTGGTACACCTTTACCCAGGGGAGGAAGCCGTTGAATGCCGTCCTAAACCAAAACTGGTTGTCGCCGTTGTAGATCAATATCTGGGCACCAACACGACCTGAGCGCCTTAGGCTTATACCCGTTGCGTTGATTGACTCTCCGGTGCCGCCTGGAAAGATCGCATTGCCAGCGATAAAAGCCCCGCCAAGGTCATCGTAGGCGGCAGTCCAATCGCTCACCGATACGCAATCTGCACCCAGGCCAAGGTCTCCATTTTTCAGCACTCGCCCTGGTGTAGTGTCGGCATTTCCGACGGTCAGCGCCGCTGTTGCCGCAGTACCCAGCCCCAGGCCTGAACGCGCCTCATCCTGGTTTCTGCCACCAGTGCCGCCCATGGCCACCGGCACGACATCCTGAGTGGACACATCGCCCAAGCCGGCGGTGGCTGCATACAACTCTTGCGTCATATCGTTAATCTTAGTGTTCGCAGAGCGCGGAGTATCTCCACCTGCACCGTTCGGCAATACGCCGAGGTTAATTACCTGTCTGGCCATGAGTGAGTTCTCTTGATCTAATTTAAGAAGTTGGCTTCGCAAAGACTACCGAGATGTACTGCGCGGTCGGCAGGTCTACTCCAGTAGCTTGAATCACTAGCCTGTTCCCGCCGTAATCCCAGACCGCTTGGACTACGCCCTGTCTTGATACCGTGCCCGCCATGTCCATGGCGATATTGTTTAAAAGCATGTAGTCGCCAGTGTTTATCGGTGAAAAAGCGGACCAGCTTAATCTGTAAACTCCGGGCTGCGTTTGCTCGTATCCAAGATAATTCCAGGTCGATATAGTTCGCGTGAACTGTGCGCACGGCGTCCCGCTATCAAAAATAATCTTCGAGGTTGCATCCCATAGCCTTAGACCGTAATCAGCAATTGGCGAGGACTTGAATGCGGCGACAAACCACTTCCCGCTGGAATGACTTCCCTTCAGGGTGTTGAACCTAAAGGCGTGCCAGTTCCCTGGCTCGCCTTGCACCAGGCAGAATGCAAAGTAGTCATCTTGATCTGGCCTGACAAAAACTAAAGGGGGCTCATCGGTTGTAATTACACTTGAAAATGCAATCCCTATCCCGCCGCTTCCGCCCCATGTGCCGCTATCAAGAATTGCAAGTCTTGCGAATTCAGAGTCAAGCGTTACTACGTTGTCGTTGTTTGTGAATGTAAGGCCGTACGTCATTACCTATACCTCATGACTATGAGTCTCTGGGTAGTTGTTCCGGTCGGCCCCGTAGTTGCTGCTGGGCTTCCGAAAAAAACCCTTACATATCCCTCGTAGACGTACGGCGTGAAAGCTATTGCGCTTACCTGCTGCCCAGTAGTTAGGTAAGGGGCCGCAGGGATGCACACGCAAGAATCCTTGCTTGGCGTAACCCCGGATATGGGTATATCAACAAAGCGCCCCGCCGTTTTTGGTACGAGCGCCGAATATATAACCCTGACAGTAAAGGATGTTTCATCCAGCTGGAGGGCTCCGTCAGCCCCCCATATCCGCATACCGAAACTCATTCCGATAGGTCTCCTAGCTGTACCCTTTTTTGTCCAGCGGCGTCGTATACACGCAAAGATCTGTTGGTCATGGTCATCCGTCCTTGCCCTGGAACAGATCCGTTGATTTCAAAAACACCGGTCTTGCTCAGTCGCCATCCAGCCGAACCCGCAACATAGTCATCAGACTGGATGTAAGCCCCGATTTTTGCATTGGTGATCGTGCCATCCTGGATAAACGCGGCTTTAATGAACGTCTGACCGCCCGTTACGGCAAACGGAATTGTGCCGCCCTGCCCAATGGCGAACATGTCCGCGTCGATAATGAACTTGGACTGTAAGCCGCCAGGGCCGTTTTCTAGACCGAGCCCCACACCGGCATATTTATATTCACCTGTAGCCGAGGTGTACTGCAGGCGCACCGACCATGTAGCAGAAACCTTGCCGTCGACCTCCTGAATAGCTTGGGCGTTCTGTGCGATCGACAGGTTGGCCCCATTGAGATTGGTTTCTACGGTCTCAATTTGCTGACTTTGAGCGTAATCACCCTCGGCAATCGCAGACCATACGGACCACACGCCCGCGCTGACAGTGTTGTCGCCGGCGTTGGTGGTCGTGTCGCCTGCATAGGTTGGATTGACCTGAGCGTAAACCCCATCAACCTTTTCAGATGTTGCAACCAGCTTGCCATCCACCTCGGCGATATCCAGGGTGTTCTGGTGAACCTCGCCCGCAAGCGCATTGGCCTCTTCGAGAGTTGAACCGATGTCCTTCCACGGGGCTGCCGGAGGAGCGATCCCCACAGCTACCGGCCCTTCTGCCTGATAAATCCGCTGTCCTTGGCGGACCATATCGCCTTTAACGTAGGGCTTCTCAGGGTCGTATGCCAGAGCGTCGGCGAAGTCTTGAACAGCCTGATCGATCCTCGCGTTGACGGATCCGGGGCCACTACCGTCGATCAAGTCGATTCGGTCGTTGAGCTCTTTGCTGATAGCGCTCTCGTCAACTTTCCCTTTGATCTGCTCAAGAATCGGCCCGGCATCAGAACTGGCCTGGCCCATCACGCCATTACCGATCGGATGGAACGGCCCCACGTTACCGGTGCGATCCACCAGGCGGGCCCAGAAGAACAGGGTTGCACCAGCCAGCAGCGATTGCATGCGGTAGTCAGCCTGCGGGTATGCCAGGTCGGCCAGCTTGGTCGACGCCCCAAGGTCGTTCGCAGGGCCATACCAGACCTCGGTACGCTGGGTGTCTTCTGCACCTGGTGGGAAACCCCACTTGATGCTGATCCCGAACAGCTCGCTGGTGGTGGTCAGGAACGCCACCGCCGGCGGCAAGCCGACCTTACCTTCCAGGTTGGTCAGGTTTGAGCTCTTCCAAATGGAAGATATCTCGAATGCACTTACCGACCGCACCCGGGCCAGATAGGCGCCCGAATAGATTCCCGTAACGTCCACGCTGGTCGAGCCAGTGCGCTGCAGCTTGATCCAGTTGCCGCTATCCTTGCGCCACTCCACATCGTAGGCGACCGCCCCTTTCACCGCGGGCCAGGAGATGTTCATGGTGCTGATGGCCAGGCCCTGGTCCACAGAGTAGTTCGATGTGATGTCGACGCTCGCCGGCGCCGGAACCACGGTAACTGGCACAACACTGATTGGTCTGTCTTCCAGCCGTGCGCCGGTATCAATATGCGCGAACTTGCTCGGGTCGTACTGAACAGCCGAGATCTCGAACACGCCTGGCTCCGGGCGGGCAACGCTCACCACCCGATACAGCGGGATGGCCAAGTCGTCAGCATCCAGAGCCCACACAAGCTCAGGTTCCGGCACCACAGAGTAAGCAACGGTCACGGTGATCTGCCGGCCGCTGACCAGGTGCACGGTCCGCCCCTCGCACTTGCCGTCGGGCAGGTTGAGGATCAGACGGTCACCGGGCTTGGCCTGGGTATCGCGGTCCAGGGTGATGACCTTGCCGTTCACTGCCGAGATACGCCCGCCCACCGGCCGGCCCGCAAGCAGTTCATCAGCGATCGGGATCACGTATCCAGGCAGCGGAATGCGCCCGTCGAGACCAACCTTGAAGGTAACGGCCCGGTCCTTGGAGTTCGTCAGCAGCGCCCACTTACCGCGGCGTTGGGCCTCGGATTCACGGGTGCAACCGATCGCACTGATTTCCAGCGGATTGTCGCCGTAGCGCCGCTGCAGCTTCTGGTCGGTCACTGCGGTGACGTCAGTGTCATAGTTGTTCAGCGGGTTGTCGTAGCTGATCAGCGCCCTGGTGTAGCGGGTCCGCTCCGATGCACTGGAGTAGGTGAACTTGCCGTCAATGACGTTTGCCCGGGTATAGGCAAAGTCGAAGTCAGTAGCGCGCGGCATGTCCGAAAGGGTGAACACCTGGCCCTGGGCCCAGTAGGTCATGCCTCGATAGATCGCCGAGATGTCGCGCAGCAGTGACCAGGCATCAGCCTTGCTCTGAAGGTTGAGGTTGCAGATGAAGCGCGGCTCCTGACCGCCCTTCCCATCTGGCACCAACTGGTCGCAGTACTGCGAGATGCGGTAGAGCTCCCACTTGTCCACCATCCACGGTTTGATGCGTCGCCCCAGGCCGAAGCGGTCGTTCGTGGTGATGCCGTAGGTGTGCCAGACTGGGTTGTCCGTCCAAGCCTCTTTGAAGGTGCCATCCCACACGCCTGTATAGCTGCGAGAGCGCGAGTCATAGTTGCTTGGAACCTGCCATTTTCGGCCATCACACACGACAGTCACGGCAGGAATGCTGCGGAACTGCTCAGCGGAGAACTCGATGTAAAGTAGCGCGGTATTCGGGTAGCGGATTTTCGCGTCGATCACCTCCGTGAAGCCGGCGATCTGCATCGTGTCGGAGATTTTGTTGTTGTTCTGATTGATCGTCAGTCGCGTGATGCGCATCAGCCAGCCAGAAGTAGCCTTCGGCAAATCGATGCGGCGGGTTCGCTCGTACACGCTGGTGGTCTTGCCGTCGACAGCTTCGCTCAGCACCTGCTGGTAGGCGCCGCCATCGGTAGCCACTTCGACCTTGTACTCGATCCGGTAGCCATTGATATTGCCGCTCGCATCCACGGACTGGAGAGCCGGCCAGGCAAAGCGTACTCGCACGGCAGAAAGCTGGGTGTTGCTGATCGCTCGAACCCAAGGCGTACCGCTGCGCAGCTCAGTGCTGATCGTCGTTTCGTTCTCGATCGACGGGATGCCTTGGATATAGGTCTGGTCCACTGCCCCGGTGCGCCACTCCCACTTCACGTTCGGGAAGTTCATGTTTCCTTGGAGGTCTTGCAACGGGGTACCGTCGAGGCGAATATCGCGATCCGTAGGTGTGCCTTCAAACTCGCCCTCGCCTACAGCAATCAACATCTTTGCAATGGCCACTGAGCGCAGACTGTCCGGCGCCTCGGTTGGGGTTTTAGGCTTTGCTTCGCCACCCTTGGCGCCGTGGATATCAATTTTTCGTACTGCGCCCATGCTTTCCTCCAGGCAGTAAAAAGCCGCCTCAAGGGCGGCTGCAGTGCTTCACGTGCGGGCTACATCTGGTCTTCGGCGTAAATCGCTGCACTAATGATTGCCCCACCCCAAGGACGTCGTCCCGCGCACAAAGGGACCGGGTTACCGGATGCCGTGGTGTTTTTGGCGCTGCCGAAGGCATAGCCGGGGGTGTTCTCAGGCGCGGCGCTGGTCTTCAAGCCGCCGGCTTGGGGGCTGAGCATTTGAATAACGCCGCCCAGCACCATCGAGCCGCCCATCATGATCAGAGCTGAGCCAAAAGGCGCGCCTGCGCCGAAGGTGCCACTGGTAATGACAAGGCCTACGACAATCAACACTGCTCCGATGATGGTCTGCAGCGCTCCGCCTCGCTTGCTGCCGGTGACGATTGGAGCGATTCGAATATCCCCCTCACCGGAAAAGCCAAGCTCTTTCTCTTCAAGATTTTTAGATCCTCGGAAAACTGCAAACTCTATCCCGCGTGACTTTGCGTTAGACAGGAATCTCTCAAAACCCGGAATCTGGACGCAGAGCGCCTTGATAGCCTCCCCTGGGGTTCGTACCGAAAGCTTGAAAGAGCGTCCGAATTTCCGAAGCTGCCCATAGAGCAGGATCGTGGTCAGCGGTTGGTAGTTGATTGCCAGTGCGGCCATGTTTTTTCTCCAGACAATAAAAAGGCCCGCCGAAGCGAGCCTTGTAAGCCATTTTGTTGCTATAGACAGCCTTGTAGAACCGCCAATCGTTTGTTTGCAATCCAGTTGGGCAGCACTACGTAATATTTTGAAACCGAACCAGCCCCTTCGGGCTGAACGTCAACAAAATAAGCAGAGGCTTCTGTGAAAACGGTGTAGCCGCTTGGCCTTCCAGCTTGAAGTGTTGCACCTGGCGTTCCGCCGAAAATTGCCTGATTCTGCCATTCGTACTGAACGCATTCTGCGACGTTCTTATCCGACTTTTTCGAATGCAGGACCTTGTACGGCCCCGCCTGGCGCGCCTCATTCATTGTCGGCGCCATGCACCCCGCCAGCATCGCCACCGCTACCGCCGCTATCAAAATCCGCATGTCGTTCCCTCTTTGGTTTGGCGGGACTGTAGCACTGAGGGGTAGGATGCAAAAAGCCCAGCGCTTGGCTGGGCTTGATCAAGGTTAGGCTGCTCGGGCCTCGACCCAGTGGTCCTCATATAACTGGAACGTGGCCCCTTCATCTGGTGGCGTGTCCGCTGGAACCTTAACTGGGCCGTAGTTCGCATGAATATATGCAGAATACCAGGCACGCATAGCAATGTCTGAGGCTCCAGGCACTGGCTCACTGCCTTTCTTTTCCCAGTTCGCGATCGTCTGCACGTCAACTCGGAAAAGCGCCGCTGCCTCTTCCTGAATCAGATCCTGCTCCTTCCTTAGAAAGCGGAACTGATGACCAGTCATGGGCTTTTTCTGCTGGACAATATCGATCGCAATTGCGCGGTGCAGTCCTTCTACATCTCGGATTTTCACACCCTTGCCATACGACGTCTCAACAATCGTGTAGCCGTTTTTCAGGTAGATGCCATCTAGGCCGCTCCCTGTATATTCAAACATCACTTCACCTCCCATACGGTGATGGCGATTGTCTCGCCGGGATCAGGAACTGGCTTTACTGCTGCGACAACGCAAACGATGTCCCGCGGGGCAGGTTCGCACATCCTGAACTCAAAACTATTGTGTTCCGCGCTATACGTTGGACCTTTAATTATGGCCCCGCGTTGCAAGCACCTCAGCGCCTCACCTACGGTCACTCCTCGTTGCACAAGCCTTTCGAGGAAGTGATCAGTCATAACCACTCTCGCTGAATCCCGCGCAAGCACGTGAATCAGTTTTTCGAGCTCCTGTGGCGACCATAACGGTGGAATAGTGCTCATAGACACCTATAATATTTATAGGTAGCGCAATACTAGTGCGCAACCCCGAATTGTCAATAAGCGTGTAAATCGACGATTTTCCCAATGGCATCGAGCGCCCGGTAATAGAGGCGTCAGCCACCACAGATGATTTTATGGGACGACAAGCGGTATAGCTGATGACCTGAGCATAGTTTAAAAAAGACTAAATAATCATCCTATCTAGATCTCTTATGCCTGAGGATCAGGCGTGTTCGATCGTGCCAGGGGCCGCCGTAGATGATGATCTCGGACGGCCTGCCATGCAGGTGGTGCAGCAAAAAAGGGCCGGGGCCGAACGCGCCCGACTCTTCGCCGAGTAGCGATGGGTCGGTTCCCAGGTATATGCCCGCATGGTTCGGGTGCGCCGCCCGACCAACCTGCATAACGATCATGTCACCGCGCTGGGGACTATCGACGCGAACGAAACCTGAAGCTTCGTAATTCGCCTCGTACAGGCTGGCGTTCTCCGCACTCTCCCACCAGCCATCAGTGCGCTGGTAGGCTTCGAACTCCAGCCCCCACTCACGCTGGTACCAGTCAGCGCAGACCTGCCAGCAGTCCCAGACTCCGTGCACGAATGGACGATTGAGCAGTGGCGTATAACCGGTCGGCGTGATCGTACGTAGGTCGCCCTCGGGCCAGCTCAAAATATGCCAGGGCAAGGCCGTGGCCTCGCACATGGCCAAGTCGTGAGGTGATGGCCTGGAGGTCGCATCGGGGTGTGAATGGACAACCCCCATCACCTCACCCAGATCTTCCGCCGCAGCGTAGTCTTCGGGATCAAGCCGGAACTCTTCGCTCGGCTCCGTGGCGATGTTCCGGCACGGGAAATACTTCTGGGACCGCCCGACAGCCAGCAGTAGGCCGCAGCACTCACGCGGATACTCAGCAGCCGCGTGCGCCTGGATGGCCGCAATAATGTGCTTGCGCATGGTCAGCTCCGGGCTATCAGGGACACGGCAGGGAATCCGCCGAAGGAGAGCTCTTCGTTCTCGCCGAACCGCAACCTGCAGGACGACAGGCAGCCCTTGCATTGATCCTTGGCTGGATCATCCGTGGGTTTGTCCTCGTCGTCGAACATCACCGCACCGGTGTAGCCGCAGTCAGGCCCACGATAGCCGTTGGTCATAGCCCAGTGGCAAAACGTCGTCATCTGCCGGCCGGGCAAGCCATGGTTATCGATCTCGCCTGGGGAAGAGAGCTCCCAGACCACCGCCTCGCCGTCCTCACTGGTTTTCTGGTCGATGTACCAGATCTCCATCGCTTCCTGAGTAGGATCGGCTGTTGGGTTTCCCTCTGGGAAGTTTGCCGCGTCCAGATACTTGGCCAGCGTCTCGCGAACCGTCAGCTTGAACTTGAGCAGGTCCTCGAAGGCGAGGCATAGCGCGGTGACCCGCCCATTCACGTTGCCGGCGGCGAAAGTCGGTCGAGAGGCTGTGCCGTCGCTGCTCGAAGAAATACCCTCAATCTGCACTGGCCAGGCCGCGTACTCCTCGCCCTGCCACCAAATCGACTTGGCCGGGAGGTCCTCATCGGAATGCTCGTGGGCCAGCAGTTCTTCGGGTATATGCGGAATAGCGTGCCCGTGAAAGCGCAGGTAATCCGCGCCGTACTCGGTCCCGTCAATTTCAAACAGGCGAATTTCGCCGCCGGGCTCCAGTTTCTGGATGTCCGTGATCAGTGCCATGGGCGGTTATCTCAGGGGTGAAAGGTTTGCTGAAAGGTGGCGGTGATGGCATAGACCTGGCCGCCGCGGTGCACGGGCTTATAGCCGTTGCATTTGTAGAGGCCAAGCTCCCCGAGGGGCGGCGTCCAGAGGAACGCCTTTGCCCCCTTGTGCCGATCAAGGAACGCCTTGATCAACATCACCCGAGGCTTGGCGCCAGTGAAGACGAGCGGCCAGGACTGGGACTGGTTGTTAAGACCGTCCTCGACCGACTGCTCGTATCCGTCCCCGAACTGCTTGGCGCGGACGCGCTGGGTAACATCCCCTTCCGCGCCCTTCTCCGTCGCCCAGGTGAATCGTTCGATTGCCATCAGCGCCCCTTGATTGCTTTGTTGATGACGCCGCCCTGGCCCATGTCCTTGTTGCGCATCTGTTGATACTTCTGCTCAACGAACGCGGCCAGCTCCTTACCGAATAGGTCGTAGCCAGGCGCGTCAGCGGAAGACGATGCGTCACCGTCACCGTCGATATGCACTTCGACATTGATCTGGGTTGCACCCGCCCCGCCACCGCCCATTGCCATTACGCCCAGCTTGCCGCTGGTGGTTCTGGTCAGGGGCATAATTGCCTCCTCCCCGGCCTCGCCCATAACCCCGGTCTTGCCATTGGCCATACCGAACGCTGTAGGCTTGCTGACAATTGAATTGGTGAATGCGCCGCCGTCGGCGAACATCTGCACGCCGCCAAACCAAGCGCCACCCTTTGCCTGTGTCACACCGGACCAGCCAGCCAATACTTCAGGGCTATACCCGGCCGCTGTCGACCCTGCTGATGTCGCGGCGCCGCCGCCTAAGTACGAGCCAGCAGCAGACACACCGAGTCCCACAAGGGAGCCGAGAAGGCCAGAAGCTGCTTGTCGGGTCGCGATGCGTGCCATATCGGCAAGAATTGACTTGGTGAAGTCAGCAAACGACAGCTTCCCGGTCATGGCGAAGTTGACGATTGAGTCCTCCATCGAGCTGAACGCGTTGCCGAACAGGCTCTTGGTCTGCCCTGCGATGTTTTGCGCTGAATCCAGGTAGTTGGCCCAGGCCGATGTAGCGCCCTTCGTCCAATCGCCCTGAGCGGCCTCCACATCCGCGTAGTTTTGCCGGATCTGGTCGGTCGCCTTCTTGTTCGCATCGGCGAGCGCCTGCGATTTTCGGGTGAACTCTTCGTCCGACATATTGCGCGATGGATCGGAGCGCTGGTTTTCCAGATCCAGCGACTGCTGAGCAAACCGGTCCTGCTGGCTGTTCAACTCGCCGCTCAGCGCGTTCTGGCGATCACCCTGCCCCACGCCGAGCACTGCGCGCTGACCTGCAAGCTCCAAGGCCCTCTGTTG